ATTTTCCTTTGGTTGTAAAGCATTTTCGTACTGAGGAACATAGTTTTGTGCTTGTACTTGCCTGAACTGAGCACTGTTCATTCGTTGTTGAGCATCTATAAGCTTATCGGCATCCCCTGAATCATACGCGTCCTTATAGTCCCGCTTGGCCGCATTTAGTTCACCGTCGGCTGCTTGTTTTACTGTTGCTATATACGCCTGCTCACCATTATTCAGGTTTGCTTTCAAGCGCTTATTCTCTTCATACACGCTGGATGCATACTTTACTGCTTCCGCGCGCTCTCTATCTGCTGTCTCTTTAGCCCGTCGCTCGTCATGCCAAACCTTCTTTAACTGGCTTATACGAGTCTTGACTTTCTTATCATAGCTGCTCAGGTCATCTGCTTCTACTTCCGCGACCATTGCTGCTGGTAAGTTTGTCCTATTACGGTCCTCTTCGGGGGTATCATCTACTATCTCAAGTTCTACCTCCGGTACTGCATCTTCTACTATCTCTACTTCTATGTCATCCGCGTTGGTGCTCATATTTCCTCCTAAGTGTTGTGGGTGTTTATGATCTGGAATAGCCCCGAGGGTCATCAACAACGGCTTCAACTGTGTCGTCATTAATAATCCGGAACTCTCGTCCATGAATCTTAAAGCGCGTGCCCGCATAAGCACGAACTAAAACAAAATCACCTTCTTTACACCAAGGGCCACTGGCGAATCGTGCATCATCCTTATAACAGGTATCACCCATCTTAAGCACAAACAACACAACTGTTGCGTTTTCCTCGACTCTTTTAGCAGTATCTGCCTTGATAATCCCGCTCTCATACTTCTCTGCAATATCAGGTATGGCACATAAAATACGATACCCCTTTGGTTCCGGCAGCTGCGTTGGTGTAGCATTAACCTCGATTACATCAGTCATCTTCACTCTCCGTAGTTTTTACAAGGTCTGCGATTATTCTCTGTGCGATAAGCAGACCTTGAGCCCTACCGACAGCATTCTGATAGTGAGCATAGTCTTTCGACGCACCCTCACCCATTATCTCGACTATTACCCTGCGCTCTTCTTCTATCCTATTCGACAGTAGTTCCAGCGTTTGACGCACCATTGCTTACCTCCGATTGTTGTTGTTGTTGTTGTTGTTGTTGTTGTTGTTGCTGTAACTGTTGTTGCTGAAAATCCGTAGTAGCGTTTTGTTGCTGTAGTTGTGCATCTAGCTTGCCGCCGTGGTGTTCGTGCTGCATGTTCATCTTGTGGCCTTCGAGCGCATGTTTTATATCCAACCCTTTGTGTGCAGTCGAATCTTTTGCCTCGAGGGTAGTTAAAGCAATACGCTCGGTTGACTCAATGCGCATCTTATCAACTTCGATCTTTGCCCTGTCAATCTCGATGTCGGCCTGGGCCTTCTGTGCTTTTGTCTGTGCGTCTTGTTTCTTTATCTCCAGCTCTTGCTGCTGTATCTGCACTAGCGGGTCTTGGCTTGCTTCTTGGGCCTTCTGTTGCTGGGCTTCCGATGCATTCTTAGCCGATAGTTTAGCTGCAGCCAGAGCAATCAGTTTAGCAACCCCATCATCTACCTCTGGCGCTGTCTTATCCTCCATGCTCGGTAGCTGAACACCCAGCTGCTCCTCGATCTGTTTACGGTATTGGAACGCGATATGCTCGTTGACGTGGGCGTATGCTGCTGCTTGTATAGCCTGAGCCTGTGGATTTTGCCCCATGAGCGCTGCTATCTTTGGATCCTGCATAGCTGCTTGGTGTACTTTAATATGCGACTCGTGGTCTTGGTTGATAAACGCCTTGACAGGTTTGCAGTTCATAAGGGCCATGTTTTCAAACACAGGATCTTTTGGTATCTGATCGTCCTCTGTCGGAATCAGCTTACCTATGTTTTTAATGCCTAACACCTCCAACATCTGCCTGTTTAATTCTGGCAGGTCATATATCTGTGGGGATGCTTGGGCCATCTGCATAACTGCTTGGTATTGCACAACCTTCTGACTCATTGTGGCTGCATTAGGGTCTGAAACAGGGATAACCTCCACCATATCATAGTCACCTTGCTTGGCCTTGCGCCCGCCTTCTTCTGGCTCGTATGAGTATTCTGTGGGCGTATAATCCCGTATAATCGCGGATAATAGCTTAAATTCCTGCTTCATCGCGTAATGTATCCGAGCCTGTACAGCACCCATAACCTTCAGCGTTCTTTCAAGAATTGCAAGTGTAGTGCCCACCGGAGAGTTAGCAGACATGTCTGCCACCTGTAAATCAGCAGCGCCGCCAAGCCTCCGGCCTTCCTCAATAATAGAAGTCATCAGGGATTGCAGTACTTGGCTCGGCTCCTTGTAAGGTAAGGGCAGGATGTTGTCTCTAATAGAACCACTGGGCACATCCACATCACGGAACTCGCCTGGGGAGATAGGTGTATCGTCTGCCTTGACTCTAAGCCCGCGTGTCTTGTAACCACCTGGAAGATTAGATAAAGTACCCGCATCCACCAACTGCCTCAGCAATACTGTACCGCTCTTAGTAGCTGCACCTATAAGATGGATAAGCCCAAAGCAATAGAACCCAAACCCTGGGATATACCCGTAGTGCACGAAGTGGTTGCGCTTCTGCTTAGTCTTGTCTTCTGGCTGCCAGTTCCTGCGGATGGCCAGCACGGTTCCACTTCCTGCTTCTAGTGTAACAACGTAAGGCAAGGCTATACCCGTCGGGTCTCCGTCTTCGTCCTCATCCTCATACCCTTCAAGATCTAAGTCCGTGTGGATCTCCAGAATCTTAAAGCGGTCATCCATAGTAGCGTTGAACCCCATCTTCTCGGCAATCTTTTTCTCGACCTGCTCAATAACATGCGATGGCTCTCCGAGGTCAACGTCTAAATAAAATCCAGCTACTTGTAGCTTCCGCATCTCATTCTCAGTCTTCCTCATCACGTGGGTTACACGCGGGGCAGTCATTAAACTAGAAGCACCATAAGGCACGACGATATCCTCAGCGGGCACAAACACAGACACCTGCCGCTCTAAACTTGGATCGTAATATACCTTCTTGAATGCATTACCGCACAAACCTAGTCCCCATAGCATCCGTTCATGCTCGGGCCTGTATTCTGGCATCTTCTCTGTTAACTGGTAGTTCATGTCCTCTCGGACGCGCTCGGCGGCATCGTCTTTCTCTTTGGTCTGCTTACCGATGATTTGTGTTTTGACGGGACCTGCAGCTGGGAAGGTCTCCATGATTGTGTCTGCTTGGAACTTAACAAGTGTTTCTGTTAGTAGGGGGTGGAATACGTTACACGCGCCAGGCCAGGGTTCTGTCCTGTCTTCTAACTTCAGGCCGAGTAGCTCAAGCCCATCCACATATGTGTCCAGCCAATCCTTGCGGGAGTTGGCATCTGATTCATACTCACCCATCAGATCGCCAGCGATCTCGGACATTACCTTCTCGTCTAAGAACTCGGCTAGGTTGTCGTTAAATTCATCGTCACCTTCGGTCTCAGATTCATCACCTAGTGTAATCGTCATCCCACCTTCGGGGATCTCTGGATCCATGCCATCAACCTCAATATCCATCTCGGGGTCTTCAGCCAGCGACTCTATCCCTTGCGGTGCCGCGTATAAACCTTTATCAATATTTGCCATTAGTGTTCCCCGGTGAATTTGTTATTTTTACTACAATTCTCAAATTGCGTGAGTATTTGTAGGTTGTTTGGGCAGTGAAATCCAGATACGGTCCTGCCTTGCAGTGGGATGATATGGTCCACATGGTGATTAATTCCCGTGGCTTTTGTCAATGCCGCTGCGGTCTCGTATAGCGTTCTTATAGCATGATAATCTTCTTTCGTCAACCAATTAGGTGTCCGTTGCATTTTGGCTGCGTGTCGTTTTGCTGTTATGGCGTTCATCTTCCCGGGGTTGGCTTTACTATACGCTTTACTATACACTTTACTATACGCAGTTATCTTCTCTCTGTTGGCTTTCTTATACGCAGCTGCCTTCGCAGCTCGCTGCTCTTTGTTATCCGCACGGTATTTTTTATCATACGCAGCTGCCTTCTCTTTGTTATCCGCACGGTATTGTTTAAAATACGCAGCTGTCCGCTCTTTGTTAGCCGCACGGTACTCTGCTAGCCTCTCTTTGTTAGCCTGATAGTACGCCTTCATCTGTGCTCGTCGTTCCTCAGAAGTAACCATGTTGTCTCCTTGACTTGAACCCAGGCAGCTCGTCTTCCCAGTCGTTGGGCAGGGTTATGAACCCGCCCTTTCTAAACCGCAGTAGTGCCTGGGTTGTAGAATCTACCAAATCGTCGTTTGCCCCTACTGGGAACTCTGCGCACTGGGTAATAACCTCTTGCGCCCACCGTCTATCCTTAGGAGCCCAGACTAAACCAGAAGCAAATATATCTGAAACTGCGTTGGCCCGGGAGATCTTGTCGTTACCCTTGGATGGGGTGAAGTCCATAACCGGTATCCCCATAGACCTAAACTCCTGAATAATCTGAGCTCCAGCCGACTTCTTTTCCACTATCAGGGTATCTGGCTCCCAGTCGTGATACTCCTCGAGCATCCTCTTCTTTAACTCCGGGAACTCCATCCGCTCTTGCCACGCATGAAGTAGTATTATATTTGCAATAGGGAGCCCAGTTGTCGGGTTATTCTTATGAAAGACCCCCCAAAGCGTCATTGCGCTAAAGTCTGCCCTGTTGTGTGACTCTTGTGCAGCATCTAAGGACATGATTGTGTATTCGCAGTGGGGTGGGTCTTCTTCTTCCCAATGGTTCCACCACTCTCTTTTGAGCATCTGAGCGCCCTCAGATGTCGGGTTTTGCATGTATTGACTGGACCAATAGCGCACATCCATACCCGCACGCTTCTTTTTTAACTCTTCTAAAGGCCA